CCGAACGGTCAATATTCCCCCGCTAAAGTCTTTCGCGCCCTGCAATTTTCACCTATGGACACACCGCCATATTACAAGGTTGAATTGCTTAATCTTCCAGGATTGGAACCTGAAGTGATAGAAGGTTGGTAATATTCTATAATATGGCAAGCCCCTCTTCCGCTTATAAAAACGGCCGAGGGGCTTGATTGTAACAAAAAAAATCACAAAATACTTTTATCTCCGATGTAAATATCTCTAAATGCATTACCAAATCAGTTCCACATATAGTCTTCTTATCAATTTCCATACTATATATAGCGCTTGATTTTTTTAGTACATTTGTTATAATAACGGTACAAGGAGGGATGATATTATGTACGGCTATAATTCGTATGATAGTTACGGCTATAGACTTAAACATTACTTTGTCTCCGGACTTTCAAAAATTATGGATTTAAGGAATCTAAATCGAATTGATTATCCACAGTATATGACAGATGCGGAAGCTAGTAATTTCGACATGAATGAATTAAAAAAGGATTTTGAAATTGTAGGAAATGATATGAGGAAGGTTCTTGATTCTTATGGAACAGAACATCCAGTACGATAATGAAATTGCAACTGCTGAAACATCTGCAAGTATGGATGCTGCTTCGAACACGGGCGAGGGTTACTTAATAGCGCAGGCGATACGTTCAGAGTTTTCTGGACCATTGCCACATCCTGAAATTCTTGCAAAGTATGAAGATATACTCCCAGGAGCGGCAACAAGAATATTGGAGATGGCAGAAGAACAGGCTAACCATCGAAGGTTTATGGAAAAAAACAGTTTGGATCTTGCCGGGCGAGATGCATTACTTGGCATTATTCTTGGTTTTATAATAGCCCTATCCGGTATTGTAGGAGGTATATTAATTATCATTCTTAACCCAGACTCTTTTGGAGCCGTTGTTAGTGGAAGTGCTATTAGTGGATCATCTTTGGTTGGAATAATTAGAACTTTTGTTATTGGTTCTAGGAAGCAAAAGAACGAAAAGCAAGAAAACGAAAAATAAGGGCTATGCCAAAATTAGGGTCAGAGATAATTCTGGCCCTAATTTTATAATAAAATCCCCTATTCTACTTCCCATATCTCCAGTCCACCATAGCCTCCCGGCCGCTCATGCCAGCATGCCCCCTCCAGCGGACCTCCCGGCGTCTCGTCAAAGTAATACCAGTCTCCCGGTTCATCCGGACCGATGACGCTGCTACCATTCCATTTCTGCCATCCCGTCAGCATGTAACCGTCTTTCCCGAACAGATACCAATGGTGGTTAATCATCAGCCATTTATTAACTGCATAGGTGCCGTCTGCCTGTACATAACGGTATCTGCCCAAAGTATCTTTCTCCCAGCCCGGTGTGAAACCGGCTGATTTAAGCGCGGCTTTAAACTCCTCCCAGGTATGTCTCGTGTGGTTATAGACAAAAGGATTCGGGCAGATTTTACCGGTAACATCATAATGTCGGATGACCTTATCCGCCGGCACGTTGTACTTGTCCATCAGCTCTCTGGTAAGCTCCACGGCTGCCGTCACCGTCGCGTCCTCAAAGTACCAATCCCGGCTGGTTGCCGCCTGACTTCCTTTGTTTCTGACACACAGCTCAATTCCGATACTGTTGGAATTGCGGCACTCGGAATGCTTATATATACCATCCTTACGGCCGCTGTGCCAGGCTATATTTTTATCTTCCACGCTTTGCCAGATGCTACCATCAAAATCAACATAGTAGTGGGCGCTGGCGCCAATATGCTCACTGGCATAATACTTGCAATTGGCTTTTGCTCCGCCTGTAGCCCCTACATAATGGATTACAATGTACTTGATACGGCTAATCTGACCGTCGTTATAATTGTATGGGGTAAGCAGTTTATTAATCTTCATCGTCCACTCCCTCCTGACCATAAAATCCCATCGTATCCGGGTCTATGGCCGCCCGGAAGTCCTCCAGATTCTCTGCCGGTGCCGCTGCCACTTCGGTCTGCAGCTGTTTAAACCACTTTTCTCCAAGTTCTCTGCTCTGTTCACTCTGTACCATTATAACCTCCTATTAAAAAAGGCCCGGGACATCCTGGGCCTTATGCACTGTTGCGATATCGCAACTTATACTGTCTCTTCCACCGGCGCCTCTGTCTGCTTTTACTGATTGTCTTTAAGCTGCTTGTACATCTGATTAATACCTGTAGCCGCAAGGCCTGATACCGCACCGACAGCCGCCGCGTTGATGATATCTGTTGCCGGGTAATCGGGCATCGTATACATGCCTACAACGCCCAGGGCGGCCCCAATTACGCCGCAAATAACCGGCAGCCACTTGTTGTCTACCGATGTCGCTTTGACGGCCATAGCGGCCAGATAACACAGTGCTGTAATTCCTGCTACACTTGCAATTCCAAAATCCATAATTATTCCTCTCATTCATGTGCCTGCTGGTTGATGTGTTTCTCTATTTTATTGATAGCTTCTGTTACGGGGCCATTGCACCCCTGTTCTTTCAATCCCTTTAAGCAAGCCAGTACTCCATAGGTAAGCAGGCACTGTTCTGATTTTATTTGCTCGATTTCTTTGTCTTGCTGATTTCGTTTCAAAACCCAACGATACCCGCCGAAAATGGCCGAAAAAATGGCAGCCAATGCTGTCATTGCACTGGCTACCGTTATAATTGTATTTGTGTCAATATACATGGTCACCTCAGTGACAGGACAGCCCCAAAGGGCCGCCCTGTCCATTTTAATGTCGCAACTATTCTGCTGCTGGTCCAGTCGCTGCGGGTGTTTCCGGATGCTTTAACGGCGGCTTGCTTTTCGCCAGCAGCTCCGGTTCTGCTCCCGGCCCTTTCGCCGGCGGAGTCTGCGGATGGTCATACCCTCCGCTCCCCTTCGCGATTAAGTCCGGGTCCCCAGCTGGGCCATTAATACCAACATCACAAGTACAGTCCGTGTCCGGTATTAAGTGTTTGTAGTGGTTTGCATCATTGATTTTGTGTTTCTTACAGTTTGTCATAGTCTTAATCTCCTTTTCATGGTTTGATTTATAAAATAAGGGAGAGCCAATCGGCTCCCCAGGTTACTTATTATTCTTTATTGATTAACTGGCTGAAAACCTGGTGTAGGCCGGTACTGGCAAGTCCTGTTACCGCCCCGTACACGATACTTTCCAGACTGACCGTTCCGACGGCCACACATCCAATAGCCGACCACCAGGCAGGCCACTATGGTATGTAATGCTGTGTAATAAATGTTAAATCCATCTTTTCCTCCTTCGCTTTAATGGAATATCCCCTGCTGAACCGCATAAAAAAAAGAAACTGACCAGGGCGGTACCCACCATGCCAATCAGGCCATAGATACTCCTTGTCTGTTTCTCCAATTTTTCGCAGAGATTGTCAATTTTTACGTCCCGAGCTGCCTCATGCAGCTCCAGTTTGTCCAGTCGATCCGCATGATTATTAATGCGTATTTCGTGGGTGTTGATTTTGTCGGTGATTAATTCTTCATTCACATAGGATACCTCTCTTTCTTGATTATAATTCGCCTTACCGCCAGCAAACGCTCTCCGTAAAGGCTATTCCTACACCTTGTACGGAAAGACAGTTACTGGGACGTTTGAAGGATATGTTACGTCGCCATACACATTTCTTAAAGGCGGTAGTAGCTCCCCAGTTGACAATACAGGCGGGGCAACAGCAATTAAAAAGTTTTATGGTTTTAATACTGTTGCCACAAAAATGACGTCTGGCGCTCAGATTAACGGCTATGGTATTATTGTATCCAATAATGAATATGGTATTGTCGGGACTGCATCAATACGATTTAACAATGCAGTAAATTTAAGTGCATATAAGATACTTGATGTATCAGACTTGACCGGGACATATTTTATATGTTTTGAGGTTTCCGGCAATGTAAATGTTGTATCAAGCAGCAGATCTTGCATCGCCCACAAAACCGAAGCAATACTATCTAACTCTTAATTAGTAGTTAAACAATACGGTATTTATGAATTTGACAAAGCGAATACACAGTTTCTACCACCTTGAGAGTAGTCCCGCTTTGTTGTATAACTCGATATATAAACAAAATACATTCCAGATAGCCCAGTAACATCTAATACTACCACAACGTCTTTAGAAGAGGGAGCTACTTCCACTTCGTTACTATATGTTATACCTGTTCCGTTACTATTAGTTGCCACACCGATTTTCGCCTTCGCGCTACTACCGGCAGAAGTAGTAAAAGCACTTGCTATAGTAAACTTTAAATACTTATAATCGGTTAGGTTAACAGCCGTATTAAGTCTTAAAACAACGGTTTGATTACTATGGCTGTTAAAGTTTATTTTTTTATCACTAGTAAATAACACCGAACCAGTGTTAGAGCCAGACAAAATAGTTACTCCTGTTTCATTTCCAGTAACATTTGTAGGCGTATTAACAAAAATTTGCATCGTCCCAGTAACTGTCTTTCCGTACAAGGTGTAGGAATAGCCTTTACGGAGAGCGTTTGCTGGCGGTAAGGCGAAGGCTGGAATGGTGTAATTGCTTGTCATGTATTTGCCAGAACAGTTTGCAGTTACTGTCGATGTGGAGGGTGTCAATGTTCCTCCCGCCTGGCTGGGAATCGTGCCGGTTATTTTACTGCCATTCACCCATGCCGTTCTTCCGGCAAGGATATGCCCGGCTGCCGAATCGCCAGGTGTCTGGCTGGCCAGGCTTTTTGCAGTCACTTTTCCGCCACCGCCATGTTTTCCTTCTGGGATTGCCACCGCAGAGCCGGCTGTCAGTTCCTGAAATCCCCAGTCCCCCTGATTCTTCATCGTGCCAACCAGTGGTTCCCCGTCCTTATCCACGATTACTTTGCTCGCCAGGACATCCTCTGCGCCAGCTGTTATTACATCCAGGTCGGCGCCGCCTCCTCCTCCAGACATCCATATTTTTCCCATACTCTACACCCCCTTCAGTCCAACTTTGCAATCTGATACCGGCTTCTTGTACACTTTAAATGTAGCCGTCCCATTTCCCAATGTCGCTGTTCCGCTGGTGATAATACCAAATGCCTTCATGTACGCCTTTTGGATGGCGGCACTCGCCCCATCGGCCAGCGCACTGACCAGGATCGCTTCCAGGTCGGATGTAGCTCCTGTTACATTAACAGTTTGACTAAACGGAGCAGCGCTACCTGTCCAACCAGATGCCGTTAATGTCACTTCTGTTGTGTGATTAATGCGGTTAATTTCCTTGTTCGTGGCATTAATATCGTTTGCTCCGAACTTGTCACCATCCTGTGTGTATCCTGTCTCGTCTGCGATTCCGGACGTCCCGTCAGCATTCTGGGTAATGCGCCACTTCCTCGCCCCGTCATACATGGCGTCCTTGTAGTCTGTTTTTAGTACCATTTTAAAAAGCACCTCCATTTAGCGTAAAGGCCAGCTTCTTCCGACCGTTAATCCTGCTCTGAATATTGTTATATATAAAGCGGCATGCCTCTTCAATCCGGTTCAACTCCCGCCAGTCGATAAATGGCTGGTTATCATAAAAAGTTTTCCTATTTCCTACCGCAAAAGGATATGTCCCAGCGCAGACATGGTCTATATTGGCCTCAAAGCGGTTAATTTCATCTGCATGGAAGCCGTAATCCTGATATGTCTTATCCTCCCCCATGTCCTCAAGGTCAAAATCCGGCCAGAGGGTAAGGGCTTGGACCCGTATCTCATTGATGTTGCCCTTGATGCGATTGTAGTCACCGATATTAAAATAATCACTGTCCTGCCAGTCGGTTTTTGGCTGTTGCCACATTGCTCATATCCCTCCTTGCCTTCATGCTCCCAGACAGAGCACCGTTAAAATTAAGCGTATGATCGTAAATCCTCAGGAGCAAATCCGCCACATACCGGTTCTCTAAAAACACAATATCGCTTGCATCTATCCTCGGTTCTCCGCGATAAGTCAGCGCATATTCCCGATCCGCTTTCATGTAATCGCCGATCCAGTCCGCCAGATCTGCAGCATGTCTCGCATCTGACACAAGCGGGTTCTCCCACATCTCCAGACTGCCGGTTGGATTCAACTGTCGGCTGACCATTGCCTTCAATTTTCCATATTCCCTACCAGTTATTGCCACCTCAGCCACCCCCTCCACGCCGGTTACTTCCACGGTAGCATAATAACTGCTTGATTCCACAATCTCTGCCGTTTGCCCAGCCTGCGGCTCTGTGATAACACAGGACAGATCATATGACGGGGTCGAAAAGTAGAAGGTGTAACGGTTGTCTATCGCAGACAACGTAATGGTTTCCTTCGCCAGTTCCTTTTGTTCATCTACCGGATTGTACAGGGTCCGCATCACCTGCAGCTCCCTGGTTTTCTCTACCTGTGTTCCCTTCGGTGTCTTCGTCAGCTCATGGCCATATTCCAGCACATAATCTGTACTGTCGCCAAAAGAAATATGATTCAGCACAACCCTGTTATCCGGGCAGCCTCTGGTAAATTCCAGGACCAGCCTGTCAAACTCTGGAAATTCATGACTAATAACCGATAACGCCTCCAATACGGTTACACTGTAGCTTTCCTGAAGCTCGTCATTATAATAAGCATGAAATATCATCTGCTCCGGATGATTTCGCCCAAATTCCATCGTCAGGCCGAAGCATTTAAACGCAACCTCCAAAACAATGGTAATGGTTGGATTCTCCGAAAACAGGCCATTCTCATCAGCTGTTTCCTCCGATATATAACCGGTATCCAAGTAAGCAGTTCCCTCAGCCTGCCGGGGCAGAAAATATTGTGTCGGCCTTGCGTCCGAATAGTTACGGACGGGCATCGCGTAGTCCGCCTTATCTGCTCCATTCAAAACGGCGCCGGCATGTGAAAAATAGGTTTCATTGTCTGAGTTGGCAACCATATCCGGAATAAAACTGGATTTCAAATAAATATCTCCGGAGCGGTCCTGATACAGGATGCACCGGCCGGCATTTGCAATAATCTGCAGCGCTTCCTTATGTGTAACCACAGGCATAGGATTTTTCACTAATACGTTTTTTAAATATGGGTCTAACCAGTATGTCCGGTAATCCACGCCAGCATCGCCAAATACGTCTGTGGCCAAATCATACAGGCTGATACCAGACTCCCGGTACAGCCCCTTATAATATGTCGCGTTCATTCCGTCAAAACGGTCGGACGCAGAAAAACTCATTTCTTCATCATCCGCAGACCATTCTTTTAGGGACACTGTAGCTCCTGGCAACCACTCCACTGTCCCGTCATCCAACTCTTGGCCATACAGCACCGATATCTCCTGCCCCGGCTCCAGGAAATTCACCGTACTTTCGCTGTTCTCCACATCATAGGCGCGGTCTTTGTTTTCCACCGTCAGGTCAAAGTCAATTGTCGGCAGCTCATCTGATATGGGGCTGATATGTTCCTTCTTGCTGGCCGACTTGATTTTCTTATTATCAAAGTAAATGCCGATCCCCATCGTCAGTTGCTGGATGCGGAACCGGCTTTGGCCGTTTATCATGGCTGACGGTGTAAACCGCAGAAACGTGGTCGCATTAAAAATCTCTTCCGTCACAAAATGTCCGTCAGCATTCCCAATTATCTCCACTGTGTTATTGTCAGATTCAATTTTAAAATCAACCGGATACGCCTTGCCAAACTCCACAGTCAGCCCCTTAATGTCATACTGAATCGGAAAATGAATCAGTATGCTTCCCAGTAGCCCCTCCGTCACAATACCAGCATTTAGCACTACATCTGAACGGTTCCGGGGAAGGAAGTACATGCTGCCATCCACCGTGCTGTAATCTTCGTCGCAAGTGGCGTATAGTTCAGACACCGAATAATTGTCCAGGGGCCATTTTAGATTACTGTAGTAGGCGTAATTGGTCGGATTCGGAACAAAAGCGGAAGCCTGGGCTTCCTGGTTAATCAAACCGATTGTCACTCGCACGTAGGAACGGTTACGATACTCCTTTTTCATTTCCGCTTTATAGGCTTGGCTGCATGCCTGCATTACTCCATCACCCCACAATCCACAATATTCACCTTGCAGTCTCGGTACCTCGTCGGAAGGCCATCGGAATCAAATTCTATCGGCGTAGCCGTCCGGTTCCCGGGATACATCCGAATCGTTATCCAATCATTATGTACCATGTCGGGTATCCGGGCCGTTACCACAAATTGTTTAAACTCTTGCAGCATGGCGGACCAAGTAGCGGCGTCCAAAAACTTCCACTGCAGAGCGTCAAACTTATACTGGTCCCGCCCCACCTTCTGGCCGACGAACTCGCCATTCGCGTTTTTACCGTCACTTACGTTCGTAGCCACTACCAGGTTTCCTCCAATATCGGGGGCGGGAAACTCCCGGCCATTGATTGTAATTACTGCCATCTCACCGCCTCCTTACGTAAATCCATAACCCGTGCGCTTCTCTAAATCTTTCAGTTTCTTCCGGATTTCCCGGATGTCGATGTTGACAACCAAATCCAGATTTTCGATTAGTTCGATTATCTTTTTCAGCAGTTCCACCATAATAGCCAAATGCTGCTCACTTGCGTTGTCTGTTCCGGATGTCATTGCGACAGCTCGATTGACCATCTCCTGCATTATATCCTCTTGTGTATATGCCGGTGCCGTGCTACCGACCATTGCAAGCGGCGGAGCTGCATGATTGGCCGCATTTACTATTGTGGATACCAACGGCGCAATTGCACTTCGCATGCCGCCCTGCACTGCCCTGGCAATACCCTCGGTAATCTGCATGTTATTGGCCACGGCTGCGCGGCCTCCCCAACTGCCGACCATTTCAGGAATTCCGTCCTCCCGCGCCACAAACATCTGGCCAGACCGTGGGAAGCCACCACTGGCATGACCGGAAATTTCACTGGCTGGACCGGTGGAAGAACCGCGGCTGCCGCCGCTCTTTTTAGATTTACTACCACTATCACTATCTCTGTCTTCTGCTTCTTTGGACTTCTTGAATATATTTTTGACGGTGTCACAAACGTCCTGCCAAATCTGTTTAACTGTATCTACAATGCCTGAAAGCCACTCTGTTATTTCCTCCCAAACAGCCTTTAAACCGTCCCAGAGTTTATTCATGACGTCTTTACCGATTTCCACCATTTCATCCAGTTTAAAGACGTCCTTAATTTTCTTCCAGATGTCCTCAAACCACTCTTTGATGGCGTTCCACTTTTCTTCAACAGTAGAACGGACATTGTCCCAGATTTCGGAAAGCTTATCGCGTAAAGCTCCAAATACCTCCGTAGCCTTATTCTTTATGGCATTCCAGATTTCTTCCGCGAAGGACTTTATATTATTCCAGATCAGTCCCCAGAGACCTTTTATGGTATTGAGTACCGTGTCAATACATAATTTAATTGCATCAAAGGCAACCCGAACCAATGCCTTCATAGCTTCCCAACAAGACGAAAGGAATTGCTTAATTCCATCCCAAGCCCGTTCCCAATCCCCGGTAAACACGCCTATCAGAAAATCTAATAGACCTCCAAGGGCATCCAAAACATTGCCGATTACTTCCGAAACACTATCTGAGAAAGTAAAAAAATTATCTATAGCGGTTTTTAGGTTGCTGGCGATTATCGGTGCTATGTTATTGATAAACCATGTGATGAAGGGTTGTAAGACTGTCTCCCAAACCGTCTGTATACACTCTGTTACCTTTCCGGCAAACTCGCCGAACTTTTCGATAAGCGGCTGCAAAGTACTTGTATTAAACTCAGCAAAACGATCTGCCGCGTTTTGAATAACCGGAAGAATATGTGTATTAAATGCTTCTAATGCACTTTTTGCAATATCCGATAGCCCTGTTTTGATACTTTCAATCAATGGTGAAATATTTTTGTTGTATACATCTAATACGGTGTCTACAAACTTAGAAAACGTCTCACTGATTGAACCTGTTATAGTCTGAACCGCCGCCAAAATTCCATTGAACACTTCTTTAAATCCAGAGCTATTTTCGATAATTGGTGCTGTTATTAAATCCAGCATATCACGGCCGAAAGCGCCTCCCAATTCAAGCGCCCCCATAAAGCCGTTAGAGAAAACAGCTATTATATCAGCAGTAATCTGTTTTGCCGCATCGCTCCGGAACACGGAAAAAATATCCGCAGTGGCCTCCGAAAAGCGACCAGATATCATAGTTATATCACTTCCGATATCAAACATTGATACCAGGAAATCTTTTATTCTGGGACTATTTTGCTGTAGATATTTGTCAATTCCCCCCAGTAGATTATCTGCAATCGTAGCCCCCACAGAGGCAAAGCTTCCAGCTATCTTTCCCAGGTTATACGAGAACTGTTTCGCAAAGTTGTCGGCGGCTTTCTTTACTGCCGGATCCGTAAAAATATCCTTCAGGCTTTTTTTGATTCCATTAATCGAAGACTGGATGCTATCCAGAACCGATGTGTCACCAAAGCCAATTTTAAACCCATATTTAAAAAGGTCGGCCAGCTCCTTCGCCTTGTCAATCAACGCTTGGTACTTGGCATCCATCTCGTCGACCGGAGAGGTGTCAATCTCTCCCATGTCAAACTCATCTGCGTCGTAGCCCCCACCGGCCCCTCCGCCACCTGAGCCAGAATCTGGTGGCTGAATAATATTCAGTTCATCGATACCTGTTGTCGCACCTTTGATGTCTTTTGCGGCTTTCTTTGCTGCTCCACCGGCTCCGCCCATCGCAGCGCCTGCGTTGTCTGCTGACTCCGCCACAGCCTCCATGCCGGCTGCGGCAACTGACGCTCCGCCTCCGGAACCCTTCTTTCCGGATATCAGGTTCGTAAAGGCCTTAAAAGCATTGGCCAAACTCATCAGCTTCCCGATAATCGTATTAATGACCTTAATGACCGGTGTAAGGACATTGATAAGCCCTTGACCAATCGTAGCCTTTAAGCTGTCAAATTGCAGTTTCAGTATTCGGACCTGGTTGGCCCACCCATCAGCGGTTCGAACAAAGTCCCCGGATGCCAGAGTAAGCTGGTCTTGCACAAACTGATACCGCAGGGCCACCTTCTCAGCTTCGGACATTTTGGCGGTTACTTTCGCATATCCATTGGCCAGGGCATAGCTGTCAAGGGCACTCTGCGTCATGACAATGCCCAGGTCTTTAAGTGTTTCCGTTTCTCCCGTGAACACAGATTTCAGCTTTGTATAGGCCTCGTCCTGACTGATGTTGTAAAACGACGCCACGTCGCCAGCCAGCCCCGTCAGTGCCGTGGCCATCTCATAAGCTTGCTTTTCGCCAAAGCCGAATGCCTTCGACATCGCTCCGAAGGTTCCAGTGAACTTCTTTGCCATCGTCTCTGATAAGCCAAATTGTACCGCCGCATTCTTTGCAAAGTCATTAATCTGCTTCGACATCCGTGGGAACGTTACATCAACAACGTTCTGCACTTCCTGCAGGTCGGAGCCCAATTCGATACATTGGGCCCCGAAATCTATCAGCTTCTTAACTGCAAAAGCAGCCGCCAGGGCTGCACCAGCTTTCTTGGCCAGCCCCTGGATGCCCTTCATCTGCTTGTCAAAATCGTTTTTATTAACTACAAGGTCAAGACCAATCTGACCAACGCTGTCAGCTGCCATCCATATCACCTGCCTCTATCTAAAATCAGACATCGGCTCATAATGGCACTACTTGTCTTGGTTAATCTTTATCTCAAACTCCCTTTTACAACTCTTCCCCTTGCATCTGGCAAATATGCCAGCGGAAACTGCCATCTTGTCATAAAAAATAGGCATTCGATACCCACAATAGGGGCAGGATACCTGCATTCTTATTTTTTCAATATTTACCACCTCCGCACATAGCCGCAAACATCTTCTCCAGACCGGCCATTTCTTTCTCGAAGGTTTTCTCATCCATTTCCTTTACTTCCCGGTTACGCCAGTCATCATATATCCGGCGCTGGTCCTTTGTATAATGCTTGATGATATCCTTATCCGTTTCAGACCGGATGGCCACCACCCGGCCAAGGGCAGTCTCCGGGGACAGGCCGGCAATCAGCGCCTTGAATTCGTCCCAGGAGACTGTTTCAAACTCTTTCGTTCGTACTCTTAGCCCATACTGTGACAGAAAACTGGACACAATCAGATCCCAGTCATCAAACATGTCATAGTATGGGCCACTGCTCTCCCCCGGCAGGTTCCTCCACGCCGGAAATAAGCTGCACTGCCTCCTGGACCACAATAATCAAGTCACTAAAGCCCAGCTTCATCTTTTCCATCTCTTTCTTGGATTTTTCCGGGAACATCAGGTCATATGCGTCCAAGATTTCCTGTGCACCCGGGTCGTCACCTGACATCAGACCCATAACCTTAAGCATGGTCGGCGCATCTGCGTTGACCTCCAGTGCCTTTCCCTTTATTACCAGGGATGGGTTCCCTTCAAAACTCAGTTTATCTGTGATATCTACCTTCCTTGCCATAATCAAATCCTCCTTATGCCCCTGGTGCCGGCGTGAATGTCGGGGCACCATATCCCGTCACCTCAAACTCCAGCGCGTCAATGTTGGTCGTATCGCCGCCGCCTGGTGTAGTCACGTTCACGACCACGTCACAGGCCAGCTTTGCGCCGGATACCATAGTCCATTCAAACTTAGTCATGACATCCTGCCCGAACTTCCAGGACAGGCTGGCAATATAGTCATTGGCTGGGTCCCCGACCGACCTTTTACCCTTAAAGGAAAAGCCCAGTTTTTTACCGGTCATAGCTGCCTTTGCCCAGCCCTTCGCATCCATGGAGTACCATTCCTCCACAGTACCGTCAATTGTCGGAGCGAAGTTCTCCAAGTCTAACGGTACAGCCATATCCTCCTCTGCACTTTCGCGGCCTTTTATACCAAACTTAAACACATTGTTATGCACCGGATACACTTTTCCAGTTGCTTCTGCCATCTCTTATACCTCACTTTCTCTGATATACAAAATCCAGCCATATCACATATTCGTATACGCCCTTGTCATCCGTCCCCACATCCACCGGTTCTGGAACCTGGAGGATGATGCAGTTAATGGGCGTATCCTCTATAGACAGGCTGGACACGTTTTTAAGTTTCTCATATAACTCATAGGCGGCCCGTTCTGACGCCTGCACATCCTTATCCCAATGGACCAGCAGGGATATGCGCCGAATGTCATAGCTACTGTAATCATAGCCGCCCAACGCCATCACAGGAGGACCGCTTCCCTGCCGGTGGTACACACCAATGGAATGCTCCTTCTTATTGTTCAGCTTGCCTATATAGACATTCTTGTCCTCAGCAATCCCAAAACAGGCTATGTATCCCCGGATGTCATCCAAAGTCAGCATCACACACCACCTACTTTCTTGTATAGCCTTTTAAAGGCGTTCTTTGCAAAATCCTGACTTACTCCACCCTCCATCCAAGGTTCGTACCACATACCACCTGCAAACGGATTTTCATCCGTCTGGAAGTTGTACTCCGGGTGATAATACAGACGGCGCGCATAGGGTGTGCTGGAAACCAGTGTTACTTTGCCTTGCTTGGATTCACTGTAGTCGACAAATGTACTCTCATTTTGCAGATTTCCAGTTTCAAAAGGCATCACCTGGGCCTGTACAACCTCTGTATGCAGCGCCTCCGCGGTCATCTCCAAGGCAGTCACTGCCGCCTGTGTAAGCTGCTTAATCCGCGGGAAATTCATCTTCACAGTTGATTTAACCTGCATCAGACCACATCCAACTGACAATAGTTAACTGTCCCATCCGGATTTCTGGCCTTCATCCCCTGCTCAATCCTCCGCTCTTCCCCGAATATGATAACGATACCCCCGCTTAAGGTTGGGAAGTCCGGGGCAATATCCCCAGGGAACAAAGCTGTACCCGTTATCTGCACCAGCTTCTTTTCCGCGGTAAGGATTGTCTTAGCTCTGTCCTGGAAGTTGCATTTCAATTCCAGGTCCAGCGCCTTCTCCGGCTGACCGTGGTTATCCGTGTCCTCCGACTCCAGATGGACGTGTATATCCGTCCTGCATAGCCGTTTTGGCACTAAACATGGGTATTTCATGGCTCACCTCGCTAACCGGCAGCACAGACCCGTCTGGGACAGCAGGGCGTACACATCGCGCTTCATGGCTACACCCTTGTCTGTAAATACGTTCCAGCTGCTACCGAACTGTGCGGATACACCGTTGATGCTGTAGCCCTGCAGGATGGTATTAATCTCGTCCGCGTTCTCATACTCAAAGTCCGCCTGCTGGCAGACCACTTCCTGTATGGTTTCCTGCTGGAAGGCCGTCAGATTAGAAAATCCCCGGCCTACAATCCGGTTGTAGGTCAGGGAATCAACGTGGCGGCTGGCCTGATTAAGGGCCCTGTCCAGCTCATCCATGGGGATTACGGTCCCCTTGTATACATCACAGTAATATTCATATGTGGCATAGGGTTCATAGGGCATATTACTCACCTGCCTTTTTACTCTCCGCTTTCTTTGCCGGTTCCTGCTTTGCGGCCCGGAGTGAAGCAAGTTCCTCCCTCAACGCTACATTTTCGGCATTCCTTTCAGCCGCTAGGTCCTGAAGGCGCTCAATCTCTTTCACTGCCTTCATGTGTTCATCATAAGGTATTGTCTTTCCGCGTCCATATGCGGTCACCTGGCCATCATCGCCCACAATATCAAAGCCAGCGTCCTGATAGGACTTCTGCTGGCTTTCATCAATGGTGTACTCTTTATTTCCCTTAACTGCTCTCATGCTACCTCCTTACGCTCCGGCCGCTTCCACATTCATGGCACACCCATCAACCTTCTTTTCAAGAAGGAACAGGTCTCCGTAACAACGGTTCTGATACAAATACCCATCTGCCGTCCTTGAATCTGTTCCTGGGGTAAACAGCTTGATATAGCTGTATTTATCCCGGCATACCACACAAGAGGCATGAATCAGAATCCAGTTAATCTGCTTCGCATCAGAGGCAGCCACGCATCCTGTAGTGAAGTCATACTTAGTCTTCATCCTGGCCGCAGGCACCATCTTAATGGTCACATCATCCAGGCTATGTACCTTACGATTGATTGTGGACGGGGACGTTACGGTCATGACCCTCTGGAGTCCTTCCGCCTCCTTCACAATCTTATTCATGGTTGGGGTGACATACAGCATTCTCCCTTCTTCCGGGACGCCAGCCTCATCCATTCTCGCCATCTCCTCATCAAAAGCTTCCAGGAAGTTGGCTGCCGTGATGACATCAGTACTGATACGGCCAGAATAAGCGGTCAGTTCTGCATGAAGTTTGGAATAACGATAGGAATCTTTTTCCGGGATGGCCTGTTCGGTCTCAAAAGTGTTCTGTATGTTTGCCACGGATAAGGTCAGGTTTGTTTCGTCAATGTCCATGGGGTCAATCCAGAACTCAACATCCCTGTCGTGTTCCAGTTTCTTTGCCTCCCAGTCATTACTGAGCGTTCCTGAGTTAAAGCCTGGTGTCCGGGTATGGTCTTTGTATCCGGTCACTGCCATCCTCGGAAGCTTGATGGTCTGGGCGTTAATGAATTTCACCTGCTGGTTACTCTGTGTCAGTGCATCAGAGCACAACTCCTTTGCATATTTCTGCTGCAGGAGCTGGGTGAAGGTTGTTGCATAATCATATACTGCCATTTCTTAATCCTCTCTTTCTTTAGAGTCCGAACGCCTTTTTAAGGGCGTCATCTGTTGTCTGGGTCTGTTGCTGCCCGCTGGCTGCGCCCACCTGGATGAATCCGGTGGATCCTGGTGCCTGGGGTTTTAGTGCCGGCACGTCCTCCAGCACCTTGTTCAGGGCTGCCTTAAGTGCCTCATCATTGATTTTCCCATCCTGCCCCATGACCTGGCCTAAATCTGCCATCTTTAGGACATAGGGGATTGTCTTGGCGTCAATGCCAAGGCCGATGGCTGCCAGTGTAGCAGCTTTATCAATCTCCGCCTGCTGGGCTGCCGCCTGGGCCTGGGCAAGCTGGGATTGGATAGCTCCAACGTCCGGCTGCTGGGCAGCTTTCTGCTGCTTAAATGTCGCCATTGCCTGCTCGGCCTCTTCCTGGCTCAGCCCCTGTTGCTTGAAGTAGGCTTTCAGGGCCGTGTCCTCTTTAGCTGCCAGGGTGCCCTCCAACATCTGCTGGATTTTGGTATAATCAATCTGCGGTACTGTTGGTGGCTGCCCTCCGGCCGAAGACGGCTGTGTCTGCTGCCCCTGCCCTGCTGCCGTCAGCTCGATTCCTCCTGCTCCACCAGTAGGCTCTGCAAATAACTGTAAGTTCATTGTGAATTTCTTTCTCATCGTTTATGCTCCTTTCCATTTTAAGGGTGTCACCCTTTACTGCTATCCATTGTCATCGGTGTCACCGGCCGCGCACCTTTTTAGGCCTTGTCGCGTTTTGGCACAAAAATAAGACGCATTACCCTGCGCCCCAAAGGGAGATAATCGGATCACCTCCTATCTGTTGTGATATCGCAACAACTAAAAATACCACCAGCCATCACATGCTTAATTTGACATTTTGGGCATAATATCGTATAATACAGATAAGATATCTTTTAAAGAGGAACGGTACCTGACCCCCACTTATTGGGTTGGGCCATCGTTTCTCTTTATTTTTTTCTCCTGAAGATTTTTCTTATCTGGCCATCTTTAATAAATATTATTTTATCTACAAAGGCTGTATGTCTTGACCAATAAATATCGTCTGCCTGTTTATATAACTCACTCTCATCCAACGGACATTGAGTAATCTCTAGGATAAAATTGCCCGCCTGTCGTTTTTTCTTTGAAACCACATTATAAATCAAATTTTTGCTTGTGCCTGACAACTCTTTTAAATCAAATGCCTCTCCTCTGAATATGTAATCTGGCGTTGATATTCCAGGTGGATCCAAAACCCTGGGAACCATGAATATTTCGCCTCCGAGTTCACGTTTCAAAAGTTGCGCTATCTGTTTTTCCTTATCTGAATAATCCAACAATACATGTTTTCCATCAACCTTATATGTAGTGCCGTTTAATGTATATTCAGATAGGTCAACTACTTCATGCGAGTTCGGTGACGCCTCTTCCATCCATTTTTCTGTAACATCCAACGACCTGCCCATGCCACCAGTTTTAATTTGGATGTCACGCCACTCCTTCATCCTCTGTCCGTACTGCTTCTTATTGCCCTCATCCAGTGAATACTTATCCAGCCTTCCATACTTCTCTGCTTGCCTTGCAGCGTATTGCCGGTCAGCTTCCTGTTTATTTACCTGTCCAATAGCTTCTAATTCGTCTTTTGACCAAGTATCATCTGCCGTGGAAATGCTTGGAAAATAGGTGGTGTGGCTGTCCTTGCACCGGGGATGATACAGGCCGGACGCGATGGCAGTACTCATCAGCGGATATGGGCCATCAGATTTCTTTCCACCTGACCACACATCATCAATCAGCACCTTGCCGACAAATGGCAGGCACTTCGGACACGGGTTCCCGCGCTTGTTGACAATCACGGTAGTAATCCCCCATTCCTGCCGCTTCTCTCCCTCGCCCTGCAGGTAAGCCCGCTTGCTGGCCGTCCGGATGGCCATGTCGGCATAATCTGCCAGGGTATGACGGGCACCATTGGCATACTCTACACAGTTAAGGCCCCGTGAGAGCATATCCCTGGTAGCCATGTCCACTGCCTTCTCGTAGGTTCCTGCACCGGTATTGGCATAAACCTGGGCATTGAAGATTGCCTTACGATAATCATCATTAGCTTTACGCAGGACAGCCGTCTCCGCCGCTTCCATGTCGTGGGTAGTGGCCTCGATCAATGCTTCCAGCTTCCGGTCATTCAGTTTAAAAAACTCGGCGGTGGCACCTTTGCTGATTTTCCTGGCTGGAAATCCTTTGCGGATGGCGTTCAGTATCTGGATTTCCTGCTGCATGTTCCCACGCTGCCTGGACATTCTGATAAGCTCACCCATCTCGTTGTTGAGATTCCGAAACAGCTTTCCATACCGTTTTCGATTCTCCCGCTTGTACTTCTCCAGGGCCTTTAGTTGTTCGGCCTGCCACATGGACCACTCAATGCCTTCCTTCGTTTCCTCGGCACGGTGGCGGTCCATGTTCCGTATCATAGACTTGATAAGTTCATCCTCTATGGCCTGGAAGGCAGCACCTATATCATACTCATTATGTTGCACTCATCAGCGCCCCTTCCGCTCCAGGCGTGCCTCCTTCTGACAAATACACTCCCTTATTTGCATACACCTTGAATCCCTGCGCCTTGAATTGCCGTGTCAACGCCTTGAGCTGGGTCACGCTGCTGCATTTATCGCAACGCAGTTCCGCGTACCCCTGCTTCTCAATTGCGTAGATACCCAGTGGTACCTGTTCCTTTGCCACCTGCAGCAGTCCCTGGTACTCCTTCTGGCTCATCTGATACAGACGGTTCATTACCTTGACCTTCATCTGGCTTTCCTCCCTTCATGTTAAGTTGAAAACTGCCAGCAGCCGTATTGATTCCGGGTTCTTCCACTTTCGCAATGCCCTGCTCCGCTTTCAGCCTGGCAATTTCCTCCTGCTTCCACTTCTCGTCCTTGCTATCACCATACAATTCCTCCACCTGAGCCTCGATGCTCATCATTGGAACGCCGGGACGGGCCTTGGCCAGGGTCTCCACCTGGCTCTCAAAGGATGGGTTTGCATACTCACCGAAGGGGATATCCACTTTGACCTCCTCCACCCCCTTACCATGAAGGATATTGCAAGCGTTGATTGCCGCGCTGACCAGCTCCGGAAGAGTCTCCTGCAGAGCCTCCACAATAGCATTCCGGGTGTACAGGGTAGCTTTTTCCTTTTCGCGCTGCGCTTCGGCGTTGTCCAGCTTCTTGACATCAATCCCCAGAGTGGATGGGCTGATAACGCCCTGCAGGCACAGGTCCAAAGCTGTACAATAGGACGCCAGATAACTATCGTGGGGGATAGTTGGCTGCACCACATTGACCTTGTTATCTGCATTCTCTGACATATCATTATCAGAAGCAAAATATCGGTCGTCAAATGGGTTCGGCCGGATGACCTTCCCTGTCTCCGGGTCGTGTGGCACCAGGCAGTCCGGTATGTACGTCTTGGCCCGACCAGCACGCAGCGCATCCATCCACTGAGACCATGCCTCGTCGAAGGCATCGAAGCTGTCCAATTTGCCATCAAAAATAGAGCCTCCGCGGCTCTCATATTTGGTAGACTCGTATATCTGCAGTGGCACGGCCAGGATGACTGTGTCGTCAAATTTCGTATCCTTGATTCCCTTCGTTGCCTCTATGGCACCCATATCCACCTGCGCATCTCCCTTATACAGTTCGTTGCATATGTATCCATAACCATAGTGCTCATACAGGATATACTGCTGGCTCCGCACCGTATACGGTGTTTTAAAGACTACCTCTTTCAGGCGCCCACGCTCCTTGACAATCTCAATCCGTTCTCCCGGGTACCATTCTAAAATTGGATACTGGCTCAAGGCCGTATCGATGGTCACCTTGTAGGCACCGTCGCCGATATACAGCACCTCTTTCAAGGATTTCTCCAAAGCCTTGCGGAACTTGTTCTCCTTCTCAATCTCCTTCCAAAGCTGCTCCTGAGCTGGTGAATCAAAATCAAAGTCGTTCATGTCAGCTAGGACAATGGCTACCAATATCCGGATGATGAGTCCCGGCAGGCCCGTGTGAATCTTACGCATCTCCATGCCCGATGTGCACCTGGACGCCCAGAACTTATATTTGTCCGCCCACTCCGGGTTCTGGCTGTACATCTGTTCCAGCTCGCTGCTATCTCCCCGATACCAGATGCGGTTCCGGATGGCATTCAGCTCGAAGTCCATTGTTTCCTGTATCTGAATGCTGTAAGGGTTCGCCGGCGTGACGTTTAACCAGCTCCGGATTCCCCGTTTAATATTTTCACTCAATTTCTGTGTCCACCTCATTTCTTCTCACCCTCCTCTTGTTGCTATCTACATCCAGCTCCTTTATAATATAAATACAGGTGTGCCAGCACCAAATACAGAAGAAAGGAGTTTGCCTGCATGCGAAGATATAATTCCCCTTTTAATGGCAACCGTTATGTATTAAATAAAGCCACCGGCGAGATACATGACCTGGATAATGAAACACCCCAGTGTCAAATTGATGAAATTAACCATCAAAATGTATTGAACTGCGTCAGCTATGAAGATGCTGCATTAAGAGCAGCCTTTTTGTCTATCAATGGTGCAAACGGTTGCTACTATTGCAATCCATCTAAAGATAATGGATAATTGCCGGATTCAGCTATAGACCTAATTGTCTGTAGCTGTTTCTCTGTTAATTCTTCTGATAAAAACTCTGTCATATCGTCCGGACTTTTCTTATCACGCAGGATGTCAAAAATCAACGCAGAGTATTCGCTTACTCCGTTGACTGCTCTAAGAGCCTCAAATCTTGTCATCTATTTTCCTCCTCAAAACCTATCATTTTCTTGTATGGAATCCATCCATACTGCGATGCATTAATTGTATGGTCATTCCTGTCCTCTGGCTTATCCTTATCCTCATCCCAACTATATCGGTCCATCTCTTCCAGGTGCTCCGTGCAGGTATCTACTACCAGGTAACACCCCTGCTGGATCCATCCAAGCTGCAGCTTGATACGGTCGATAATCTCAACCCGTTTGTATGCATCAAAGAAGTTATATAAGCTGCCATGCAGCCGCTTGTACTTGCGCAGCTCTGTGATGGTTGCCTGGTCCGCGCTGTCGATGAAGACATCCTTTGCAAATCCCCATACCTTCCGATTCCGCTCCATGAACTCTACAAACTTGACCGCGGTGTCTGACGGTGCCAGCGGAGTAGACAGGTCCGCATTGCTGTAAACCCTCTCGGCCAGGATGATGAGCTTACGGTCTTCCGTAATGCCCTGGAAAAGCATTGCGATAGTGTCAGGCGATTTACTGGAATAGGATGTATCGAGGCCAGCCGTGAACTTTTTGAACTTTATCTTTCCGGTGGCAACCTGCTGTTTTACCCAAGCTGCTGCAACCACATGCTTCTTCCGGTCAAAATTCGGGAAGATTAGGCCGGTTGCCTTACCGCGCAGGCCTTGTATCTTGTTCTTCCATATCTTTGTTCCTTTCGGCGTGTTCGTCATAATCTGCTGCAGCTTCTCAGCAGACAAGCCCAGGTTATGGGCAAAAGAAAAGAACCAGTGCACCCATCCGGGCTTTGGTTCCTCTCGTAATTCCTCTATTATTTCCTGTGGTGTCTCCGTCTCCCACTCTGGCAGCGGCCGGGAGCAGTTGATGTACTCCTTATAGACATCCAGGCCAGGGTCATCTGGGTTAAGTGTCGCCATCAGATAGTCACATCGCATGGCAGCCTCTCGCACAAAGTCTATGTCGGCTGTGTTTATCTCGTCGATGTACAGGCAGCCATACTGACCGCCCAGGGCATCCTTCCACTTGCGCTTGTTGCCATAGCCGACAACAAAGATAATCTTATCACCGCCGGATGTGTGGAAGAGGATGTGGGGCATGTTATAACCACCGCCGCCATTACCCTTGTACTCAACCAGCACGCCAAAGTCATCCAGGATACCCAGGTCCTTCTGGATGATATTTTTCTCGGCGGCGCCGGTATCATCCGATGCCAGGATATGCAGCTTCTTCGGTGACTCGGCCACTTTAAGCATAAACTTGAACAGCCCCACCGTCGTCTTTCCGGCTGCCGTTGTCCCCTCCAGGAACTCCACCGGTGCGTCACAGCGAAGAAATGCCTTATACTTTTCCGACAGCAGCAGGCGCTCATCACTCACTATCCATCACCTCGCATCTGCTGTAGGAGGTCGTCCAATTTAGTCTTCTCTGTGTCAAGACCACCTGACAGCTCCACCTTATCCTTGAACATACCAAGGTGCTTACCCAGGAGCTCCAAGGCCTTGAGCTTGTCGGCCATCTTATATTTTCTAATATACCCGACAAACTCTTTGTTCTCGCCGGCCCCTTCATAGGCTTCCATCACGTCCAGGCCGGCAATGCACGCCACCGTCTCGCCGTCCAAACCGGTAATATCCAACGGTTTTCCACTATCATCAAACAGCTTCCTGATGTCAAAGAACCCTAATTTCGCCAGTTCCTGCAGCACCCTGTCCTGGGTAATCTCAGTACGCTTCTCGCGTTCCTTCATACGTTCATCAATATAGGCTACAACGTTAGTATTTGTTAGTAATTTACTTCCATTTACCCTTGCGGACTCATCCTTCTTGACCTTCGGATATGCCACCTTGTAGGCCCTGGTGGCATTAAGGTCAATTAGGTATTCATCCGCAAATATTTTCTGTTTTGGCGTCAATGCCATCTGGGCTCACCTCCTTTTGGGTATAGAAAAAGAGCCACGGGTGGGTGGCTCATACTAATTTGTCCGTAAAATATAACTCTACATAATTTTTTCAAGATACCATGTAACTTTAGATACAAAGTTTTGTCTCTGTAGAGAACTTTTTATTAAATACACAGTTAATTCATCTCCCAACATTGGGGACGCTTCTATTAATGTTTCCAATTTACTTGTTCCTTTTATGATACCCTCATCAGTGTTTAATTCAAAGGTATTTTGACGTATGTTTATGCCAGTCAATATTCCCTTTTTCATTACTTCCTCATTTGAAATATTTTCAATACTGTCCAATATATAGATTATATTATCAATTTTCTTATGTTGGATATCATAACATCTCATTTCAGCTGAATCATTTATCCACTTCATTTCAATGTTTATACCTTCGGTTTTTAACTCCTTCAACCATTTTTTATAGTGTGCAATAGTTCTATTTCCGTAGGGTAAAATTTGAAAAATCAATTTTTCTGAATCTTCACTATTCTCCAAAATGTTAAACAGGTTCTGCACTACCGCTCCTGTTTCTGTAGAATTTTCTGTCAATTCCATTTGTTGGCAATCTTTCTCTAACGTAACACCAAAAGAACCAGCAAATACACCTGTTACCTTAAAATCCGTCGCGATTTTGGCCTTATCTGTAAATTTTCCCCTTGTTGCAATAGAGCCCTCTGAAAATGTTGCTATGCTTTCAATCATCTCTTGAAAACCGCTTAAAACTGAAATCAATATTCGGTTTGAAATTTTTCCATGCTCAACAGACTCTCCATAAAGTCTTAATGATAATTGTTCCTTCGCTTGTGCTTCTAAAATATGCGTTTTTTCATTGTTCAATTTATCAAGTCTTCTATTAGTTTCCTCTAACATAAATTTGGCGATATCAGATAACCTGTCGCCAGATTCCATTATAGACTCTATTTCAAATCTTGTTTCTTCAATTTTTCGATTAATAGAATTAATGGCATCCATTGACATCTGAATCGCCTCCTTTCAAATATTTATCAATTTCTACAGATGATAAAACCATTATTCCTTTAGGCCTATCGGCTCTATCAAATCCAAATTGCCCACGCCAGTAATTTCTCTGATTAATAGCTCTATTAAAATCTACAGGTGAGAGCCTGCTTCGATATTTTTCCTGAACTGCTAATGCGCAATATGCATCTATATTATTAATATTTCTAAGATTGCTCCAATAAGGTGATATCTTTATAAAATCTTCCAACTCTAGAAATATAATAATATCAACATCGTTAGGATTAACCTTTTCTGTTACAAAGCTTCCATCTACCCATATTTCATGTATATTATATGAATTAGATAATTCCCCCACAAAATTTATAAAACAATCAAAAATTTCCTGTCTCCTCTGTGAAGAAGGAAATTTATCTACAAACGTCTGTTTAAATTCTGTTACAGTACAACTATGTAATCCAGGTTCAATCATTCCATTTTCATTGAACTCCAATAGTATTTCCCTCCTACAGTACTCTTATATATGTAGTATAGGATTTTTTTCACAAAAATACTATTGACATTTTAAATAATTTTTGTATAAAAATTTTGTTTGCTATTAATTTTTCTTAAAAAGAAAAGCACCTATCCCACGACAAGTGCTTTTCAAGAAATATATTTTACCCATAGAGCGGCAGCATCCGGAATCGAACCGGAACCCAGGGCGAGACCCTGTCCACCTGCCATTGGTGGGATGCTCCACATGTGCCGGCCACTCGCGTGCCCTGCGGCATTGCCCATTAATATGGCCTGGCTTATGAGGGGTTACGCGATACCGGCGAGTCGACCACCAGGCTGTTACACACTGGCGGCCGAAAAGGGGAGTGGCCTCCGGCATTTAGCCTTTTGGCCTAATTGTATATTAACACGATGTTTCCGATATAAACGATGTTTTACGTGATATTCATCTCTTTCAGATATTTATCTCGGATGTAAAGCCGCGGATAATCAGGACTTTTACTATATCCGGTCTTTGCCGCAATCCTGTCCCATGTCATCCCATTAATGTAAAACATCTTAAATACACAACGTGTCTGTCCGTCCTCTATGGCCTCAATCCATTTTTCAACCGACTTGACCTTGGCCTTTTTCCCATCCAGCACCTTCTCACGATGCTCTCGCAGCTTCCAGTCAAATCCCACAACGCTCTGGGGTATCGCCTCTCCGGTCCGGTAATCAAAGATTGTGCTGTTGTCGAAACCGTTATCCCCCTGCAGCATCTCGACCAGCTCCAGCTCCAGGAGAGGAATCTCCCGCTTTAGGCGCCGGTAATCATCCAGCAGCTTCCTGGTTATCTTAATCTCCACTGGCACCTCCTCCCTTAATCAATATATTTCCGGCCACTCCGCCGCATCACAAGGATCTGCACGTATGTAATGGATGTCCCACAGTCCAGCGTCACAACATATGGATACTTCGCTGTTACCCGGCCACGCATCATTGGCCTTACGCCGTTTCCCCGCTCATTTTTCCAGTCTGTTCCCGCTACAGTAAACGCATCACCTATCTTAACCCGTTTCCGGCACTTGTCTATGTCCTCTTTAAAAATCGCTCCCATCAGGGCCAGCTCTGTTTTTGTTTTAGTTCGCGTCATTGTCCCTCCTCTCCGGCACCGGATGTCGATATGCCCCTGCTATGTATAAATACCCCTGCTCCTTACAGTCGCATCTTTCCCGGCCACAATCCAACGGCCAGCGCTTCCGGCAGCACAGGCAGAGTTTTTCCGCCTTCATTGGCCGAATCCCTTTGGGATGCTCTTCCGCCTCCGGCAGCCCTCGCAGCTCTGGCACCGGACATAACTCCGTGTAACAATATGCCGGCATCACCGCCGACCAGGTCGCCGGCCGAGGTCCCTTCAGGATGTAGTCCTGGACGGATGCCCGTCGGCGCCGCTGCTCTGCCACTTTTATGTAATCTGATTTACTCG